TGAAGATGATTATTGTCAATAACCCGTCTGAGACTGGTCCAAATGTGTGCAACACGTTGTTCATACCATTTCGTCTGTTCCCCATCTTCCCACGTTACACGACCCTGGTTACTGTCGTGTTGCCAATAACAAAATTCAACAAAGTCACAAAATTCCCCTGTGTGTTCAATTTGTGCGTCATGTAGGAGTGTCCTGATCATATCCCACATCGTCCCGAGTTCATCTGAGTATGTGATTTCCCAATCTTCAATATTCAGGTGAGTGTCGTCATTAAATTCTTCTTCATCACTTACGTATGAATCAAAACCAGTGGTCGCTTCGTAAACGTACTGGCTCCAAACCATTGTGAGTTCTTACTTATCTTCATTATGTTGCTTTTCTTTTATACCGGTTAACGAGAGAGAGGTTGATTCTTTTGTTTTAAGCCCGTCCTTAATAGCGTTCAAAGCCCCTTCAACTTTGGCTTCGTCGCCACCAAAAAATGTGTGAAGCCCATCCTTCACAGCATCCTTACTCATACCCGCCTTTCGCACAGACTTGCGAATACTGATTTTTCCTTTCCTGAGGTTAATGGTATCAATGCCCTGCTCAACCATGTGTTTTTTCACATTTTCCTTGAGACGCTTCTCTTCTTGGTTGAGGATCTTGATATCAGCTTTCGCTTCAGAGAGTTGTTTGGTAAGTTCTACGAGTTTGGCGACGTTCCCAGTGAGATCATTGGAAACTGAAGCCATAGTATATTAATCTAGTATGACCAAATCTTTAAGCGCACAAACTGCGCTGCATCAGATCGGGGACAATGGTAGAGTTGTTCCACACGAAGGGATCCTTGGGGTTGGGGGGATCCGCGCGGATTTGTTGGTTGGCATTGCGGAGGTTGCCACCGATAGTTTCGGGGAAACCCACTTGCTGACGGGGTTCAAGGAAGTTTTGTCCCTTGAGGATGTCCTCTGGGGCAAACTGACCGAAATCCTCATCCGACGCCACCTCACGGGGGAGGAGGGACGAGGCGAGGCCGGTACCCTTCTGCATACCGGCACTCGCAGGGGCAGCCGCCGCAGGGCCGATCGCGGAACCGCTACCGAAGCCAACATATTCACGCTCGCTGATGGAATATTGGGATGTAGAGTTGAGAGTGGTGAGTAAGTAGATAACTACGGCAATGGCCACGAGAGTTACCAACTTAGACTGGTGGCGCTTGAGCATATTAGCGATCATCTTTTATATATTAATAAGAATTTTTTTATTGGTCGTCATCATCAACAAATGCATATTCGTCTGGGTATGTGTCAAGAATTGGGTCATCATGAACCCTGACCTGGACAATATTCCAAGAAGAGCCAAAGGCCTTCTTCGCGAACCAAAGTCCGGAAAATTCGAGGATGACGTCACAGGTTTTACCCAATTTCACAGTATCAAAATCGATATTTTCCTGTGCTGAGTTAAAAACCTTAGTAGCATCAATTCGGTCTCCTGTAATTTGATCGTTAGAAATGGTGGGGGTGTAAGCACCCTCAACAACCTTCTCCGAGAGGGCCTTTCCAAACCACGAAGATGCATTCTCGTGGGCGGCGATGAGATTTCCAGCATCCACAACCTTCAACTTATCCGCATTAGCCTCAGATACGAGGTCAAATACAACTTCCCCTGTAATTTCAGAAACCTTGACCTTGTTGAGTTGAACCATACACTTGCGCTTGGTATCATTGAGAGCCTTCACAAAATAGAGACCATCATCACCTTTGGTAGGGGGACTGTACAGCATTTATACATGTGATGCGTATCATTTCTTTAACCCAACAAATGGTATATTCGATGATTTATTGAGAATCGTTTTAGAAACCCAATCGTTCCTATTCGGTCTGTAACCGTACAACGTTTTCTTGACATTGAGATTTTTCGCAATCTTCTGTGCCTCTTTAGGTCTAAATGTTTGTTCATTTTTGACGTACGACGCATTGGTAACTGTCTTCCATTTCTGTGTTTTTAGATCAAAACGTTGATTCCCTGACGTTTTTTCGTAATTATTACTTATCTTTGTGTTGGGAACAACTGTTTTTAATCCATGCACAAGTTGTTTGGATAGACGTTCTTTCATGGGCTCGGTTGTGAACTGACTGTAATTACGGGGGTTTACCCTCGAAGCCGCCTTAATATTGACATTCCTGTACTGGGAAATGAGGGGCATAGGTTTTGTACTAATCTTAGTTCGAACCTTTTTGAAGATATCATCGATGGAATCGGTTTGTTTGACACTCTTACTGAACATCTTCCCCAACACAATCAAGCGTTGCCTATCCTTCTCCTTCTTCTCTGGGCGTAGTTTGAGTTTATGCATCAGATAGACATCCTCAATTAAAAACTCTTTACTGGCAACGAAAATCTTATTGTTAACGACCATTTTACCAGTTTTGGCGTTCCGGTAAGTAACCCCCTTCTTTTTAGTTCTGGAAACATCTGATCCGAACTCATTTGGGCGCATGAATGGGATGTCGAGGATACCACCCATTGTAAAATCTTGGATTTTACCAGTTTTTGGGGACAAGTACCGGAGATTGAGATCTAACGCAAACAGCTCAACGTCTATGAACACGTCACCCTTCCCTGGGGTATTGTCACCCCTCGTCTTTTTCTTCTTGATGAGGGTGTATCTTCTAGTTACAAACGGTCCCTTGTTTTTGAATCCTATACCCAAAAACTTTGTGAGTTTACCCTTCTGTTCCAATATACGGTTTCTGATGCGTATATTTAAACGCTGTGAGAGCTGACCAAGTTTATTCCATAACAACAGTTTTAATGCTTGGAGTTTCCCAAAATACTTGGCATCCGTTTTCATGCGAGGGACGAATTTCGCGTCAATATCACTCGTGACGATACGATCTTTGAAATCTACGTACATATTGAAGGCTTCACCACCACTGACGATGAGATCACCCGAAGAACGTAGAAAGTCAGTCAGTTCTCCAACAGTTTGGAGGATGATATCTCGAATGGAATCTGTTACAAAGACATATATCATTTTTTCAAAGTCTTTACCAGGGTATGTACTGTGAATCCGATCCCTGAATTTTTTCAGGTCCCTCGGTTCATCCCGATCGAAATACTTTTTGAGCTTCAGATCTTTGAAAAGAACATTATCATTTACAAATTTGTCAATGGTCTCCCTTGGGTAAGTCTTTTCATCCATTATTATATTGTGATATAATATTATGGACTGTGGCGTCATTGACGAATGTAGATGCTACACATTTAAAGGTGTGGGAAACCCAACGAAGAATCAATTCTGTGGCGCGCGACGGGGTGTCAATGTCGCACCGTGTCCGAGTGCGTGTTGTGCTGGTGGATGCCCTGGTCAAACCCCAGGTACCCCACCTAGGCAACCCTTCAGGATCCTGAAGCGCCCCTCGAGTAGTCGCAAGAAAAGTGTGTTTTTTAACCGTGATTATATGTTTGGTTTCTTTACGATAATCACCTTATTCTTTCTCGTGTTTTATGACTTAAAGATTAACGCTGTAAAAAAGATATAATGTCTTTTGAAACCATTCAAACCGAAATCACCGCCCTCCGCGCCGAAGTTAAGACTCTCACCAAGCTCATCCGTAAGATCAAGAATACCCAAGAGGATCCCGATGGTGAAAAGGCTAAGAAGCGTGCTGAGAACAACGGGTTCAACCGAAAGCAGGAAATCACACCTAAGTTGCGTGAATTCCTTGTACTTCCCGAAGGTGATCTCATTTCCAGATCTGAGGTGACTAAGTTTATCAACAAGTACATCCTCGAGAAGGGTCTCAAGCACCCCGAGAACGGTCGCCAAATTGTCCTTGACGACACGCTCCGTGCTCTCCTCGCCCCACCCCCTGAGGTTGTGGTGACCTACCTGAACCTCCAGAAGTACCTGTCTCCTCACTACATCAAGAAGGAACCTGTAAAGGCTTAAAAAAATAAAACATACTCATAATAACAATGTTGTCTTTCCCAACGAAAGAACAAATTGAAAAACTTGTTGGTACAAAGATAAAAAATCTAGATTTGTACCAAAAGGCTTTTACGCACAAATCTGCCATAAAAGAATATGAAAATCTAAATGAATCCTTCGAAACCCTTGAATTTATTGGTGATTCCGTCCTCGGATTCGTAATCACCAAATTTTTATTCGATCGATACGAGAGTCGCCAAGAAGGTTTCCTCACGAAAGCTCGTACAAAGCTCGTTCGCGGTGAAACCCTAGCTAATATCGCAAAATCCCTCAATTTGAATACTATGGTCATCATGGACGAGAAGGGTATGCGAAATGGGTGGAATAATAACCCCAAAATTCTAGAAGATGTTTTTGAGGCAATCATTGGGGCTATCTATATGGATCTAGGACTCCTTCATGCGAAGGAGTTTGTCCTCCGGATTTACACCAATCCAGAACTCATCGATTTGAATTCTATAATGGTGGATGACAACTACAAGGATCATCTGATGCGTTATTGCCAGGTTAACAATCACCAACTCCCGGAATATCGGGTGGCGAACCATCAAGATGGTAATTTCTTCATCGATGTGTACATCGACAATAACTTTGTGAGTCGGGGTATCGCAAAAAGTAAAAAACAAGCTGAACAACTTGGTGCACAACTTTTTTTTCAAGGAATTGAATATTTGAAGAAAAATGGACACATCCCATCTACTTAAAAGAATGGTTCCTTAGATAATTAAGATGCATCCTAACGTCAAAGCTCTCCTAGAACGTGAATATGCCGCACAGAAGTCAGAAGAATGGCTCGCTCTCCGTGGTAATATGTTGACTGCGAGTGATGCAGCTACAGCCATCGGTGTGAATAAATATGAAACACCCGCCGATCTGCTACTAAAAAAATGTGGTCTCGGTGAAAAGTTTACGGGTAACGCAGCCACACGACACGGAGAGAAGTATGAGGATGAAGCGCGTATTTTATATGAAGAGCGACATGGGGAGGTTGTACACGAACTCGGTTTATGCCCACACCCCGAACTTTCTTGGCTCGGTGGGAGTCCCGATGGTGTATCCGAATCTGGTAAACTCGTGGAGATTAAATGCCCCCCAATGAGACAGATTATACCTGGGGAAGTCCCCATCCACTACATGCCCCAACTTCAATTGTGTATGGAGATTTTAGACTTAGAAGAGGCAGATTTTATTCAATACAAACCAGCTGAAACAAATTGGCCCAAACC